GATCAACAAGCCCCTGCCAGAATGATTCGGCAGCCTTTGTCATTTCATCCATGGCGGCGGTCATCTTGTTGATCTTCTCAAGAGCCTCATCGCGTTCACCGGATACCTTCTGTAGTTCGTCGGTGTCATCGGCCTTGGAAGCGGCACATTTTGCGCCCATGCCAACACTGTGGTCATGGATGGCCTGGACCTTCGTCATATTGTCCTTCGATATTGCCGCGCCCTTCTTCTGAAGATCAAGGGCGTCGCAAACCTTCTGCATCTTCTCACCGTTCAGTTTGTTGTAGCGCCGGATCACATCGTCAGGCTCGCTCTCCATGATTTCAGAGGCGATGAATGCCTTGAGGTTCATGATGACGTTTTTCAATGCGTCAGTCTGTGCTCCTGCTTCAGGATGATCCTCAGTTTCCTCCATCGTGAAAAGATGGATAATATCGTCAAGGCACCTGGTGGCGATTGCCGCGTCATTGACCTCCTGCCCGGCCCATTTCTTCAAATCCGCTAAGATTTCTGCTTTTCTCATATCGATTGGGGTTTCTCCTTTCTTCGCGGCAGGCGTCGCAACGTCAGCGGCGATTTTCTTGAATCCGTGTTCTTCCATATTGCCATCAGCCTTGACCAGCTGGAATGTGCAATCCTTGTGCATGGGATAATCGACGATGCTGACCTCATTCGGCTGGGCCGTATATTTCTTGTAGGCACCGTCCGTCCATTTCTTGATATATTTCCCGCCGATGGAGAAGCCGGTATAATCTCCGTCCATGATCCGCGCCCATTCGTCGTCGTCATTCACCTTCGCGCAGGCCTCGATGGCCTTGTCCTCATCCAGCATGGCAATATCGGTCAGGTGGCCCGCGTTGCGCTTGGGATCGTGCTGCACACGCACGTTTCCGTAGCTCTTTCCATCGGTCGCCTTCTGGAAGAATCCGGCCCATTCCTGAAAATAGGGCTTTGAGGTTTCATAATCAAATACCTCGCCGCCGCTATCCGGGGTCTCCTCTGCTATGCGCCCGAATACCAGCCGCTTTTCCTCGTCGATCTTTGTTATCGGAATGAATAGATTTAACGTCATTTTATCCTCCTTCCAACTCCATCAATACAGGCATCACATCACAAACGCATTTCGGATGCGCCAGGGGCTCCATGTCGCCGCTTGAAAATGCCTCATCCAGCGGGATAACCCCGTCATTCACATTATCGTCGCATTCATCGTCATCATCATGCTCGCTGCCAAGAATCCACTCCTTGCCCTCCACGATGCCTGATTCTTTATAGGCGATCATGTTGCCCTGGATGTCCGCGTTTCCTATTTCCGTGCGGGCTATTGTGTCGGCCCGTTCTTCAGAAAAGGCATAATTGTCGGCGATAGCATTCTTTAGGCGACCCGTTGACCAGCCCTCCTCTACGGCCTCCGTCACATCGGCCCGGAGCATATCGCGGGTTGATTCCGTGATCTGCCACTTTGCGCTGGGATTCTCGATCAGTTGACGGTCCACCCACTTCATGCCGACCATCTCGGCGGCGCGATCCTTCGCATATTTGACGGCCATACTGGACATCGTATCGGTCATGTTATCGGTTGACAGGCCGATCTGAAGCAGGGCCTGATAGACCCCGTCCTGCGTGATTGCCCGGATGATGTCCTCGCTGGGATCAATCATAAAGGCCCATCCATCCAGTTCCAGCTGCGCGAGGATCTTCTGGGCATGGATCGCCGCCTCGGTGTCTGCTTTGGCAAACTGAGCGGTGATCAATTTCGCTGCTTCTTTTTTACCCATCCTGAAAGCCTTCATCACGATCTTCTTCATCTTTGCCCGCGCCTTAATAACCGAGCTGCTCTCCCGGTCTATGCGATTGACTTTTTTTTTACCCTTCGCCAGCTTTTCAGCGGCAGGATTACCACCAGGCCCGGCTGGAGGAACGGGAGGTGGTTGCGCTCCTCCTTTGCCGGGTTCCGGGGTGACAACAGGGGGCTCCGGTGGTTCAATGACATTTTCGAGCAATTCAGCGCCGGTGCCGGTAAAGATCATATAGTGAGTGCCCATGCCGTCCTTCAAAGGATCAAGGCCGAGCGCGTCACGCCACTCATCGATGCAGATGACGCCGTTTCGCAGTTTCGTCTCGCTGATCGTCGCCTGCGCCTCCGGGCTGATTTCCTCTTTGTCCTCAAAATCAAATTCGAGATCCTGGACCTGGAAGTGCTTCCACAGGATGAAATTCATCAGGTTCTTGATCCATTGGAGGATAGGACGGAGGCCCTCTTCCATCGTCGCCTCCTGGATCGTTTCGGCAGTTGCCCGGTTCATCATCTTCGTAAACGGCTGAGGGTTGATCGAAAAGGCAAAGCAGACCACGCGGGCCAGCCATTCATCGTAATCGTCTTTGAGGGCGTGCTCTTTGATGTCCATAACCTTAACCCCAGCAGGAACGAACTTGGCGTGCCTGCGCTGTGCCAGGTTGCCCTCCATGAGATCATCCCAGTATGCCTGATATAACGCGATCTGGTCAGTCGTCCATGCTTCAGGGACGCCTATGAGCGCCTCCGGAACATTGCCTTCTGTATAATAGGACATCTGAAACATCTGCCGCCGCAGAGCTATGTTGACCGTGATGATGATCTGCTCGACCGGGCTGAATCCGAACACCTTCGATGATCGAACATTCCGTGGCTTCCAGATCAATTCATCCTGGCTGAAGTCTGCCATCGGGACACCCTTGATGATCTGCTGGTAGGCAACGTCGGGAGGATCAGGCGTCCGTCCGTCCGCGTTGATCTTGCGGTTTATCGTGGCACCGTCTATGACATCGAGCGAATAAACCCCGCCGCCTTTCGTCCGGCGTGGGTAGATCGTCGGTGCGTCAATGACGAATAAATCCTCCAGGAGCATTCGCAGCCAGGTGTCCCAGTCGTGCTCGCGGTCGGGATAGGAGAGGAAATTCGTGATGGCATCAATCTGGGATTGCATCGCGCCGGATTTTCCTGCCGCCTTGCCATTCACTGCCTTCGGCTTGATCCTCCACTCCATCTGGGCAACCTGATCCTTGCGGGTTTCAATGACGAGGCGCAGCAGGTCGTAATTGTCTGCCAGCGCACGCATCTGATCATAGGTCGTGATCTCATAGGGCCGCTTGGTCATCTGGAGGTTGTAGCCGACCGGGTAATCCCACGTGCGTCCTTTGGATTCCTGCGAGATCGGCGCTATCGGCTGCTGCGGGCCGAACCATGTCATTGGCCCCACGCCGGAGATGACGTATTTGATTCCCTGCATGACGCGCGAGATCAACCCGGCATCGACGTTGGAGGCGATCCCGCCGCCAGCCTGCGCCCGGTCGACCTTCATGAGATCGTGTTTCCCTGATTCAATAAGAATCTTCATTGTCCATAAGTCCATGAAACGAAGCAGGTGCTGTTTGCCGATGGGCTGACATATAGCCCCTTCGTAAATCGTATCGGATTTGTGCTCATCCAGCTTACGGCATTCATGCTCGCGGTTGTGTATTGGATGATTCCGGGGAGTTGAACGCTCGATGGTGATGCGGTTGCGCTATCATAGATGGTGCATCCACACACATGAATACCAGTGCTTTGGCATAGGACAAACATCACCCCACCCGGCCCGGTCGCGAGCAGCTTGGTTGAAGTCAACGCCCCGCTGTTCTCAGCAATCGGCTCTGAACCGTAGGCCGGAAGCGCCACCATGATGGCAATAAGAGCCACAATCAATATGGTTTTAATTTGCTTAAACATTATTTCCTCCATGAATTGCTCCGAGGTAAAAAACCGTGATTGCCTGCACCGGCATCAGCTGCCATGAAAAGAAAAACATAGCACAGACGCATGATGCCGCGAGGCCGTAGAATGGAACCGCCAGCGTCGATAGGCCCGCAGATTCAATACGATAAAACGCAAGCGCCAGATTCCATAGGATTGCCAAAAGCAGAATGCCCAGCGCCGGGATACCAGCGGTGAACATCCACTCGACGTAATCATTGTGCGCCTCGCCGTAGTAGACCTCCCGCTGCACCTTGTCATCATCGAAATACTTTACATTGCCCTTTGACACCCGATCTGTAGCGACCAGGAAAGCGGCCTTATCCCGGATCGCGCCCCACGCTATCTTTCGGTCGGCTTCGTTAAGATATTTCAGCGCGGTCAGCATGGGGACCACATATTGATATTGCATAAACCCCCAGCCAGTCCACGCCTTCGATAATGACGCCCGAGCGGTTATCTCCCAGATATGCAAGCGGGCAATCTTCTGGCCGTTATAGTCAAACGCCTTCCCAGCAGCAATATCGCCGCCAGCCGTTCCGTTGATCTTCAAAAGCGGGGCGTATTGAAATGCCAGCGTCATCGCCACGATCCCGGCCCAGATGCAGGCCCGGTGCTTCAGCGATGCAAATCTCAACGACATGAAAATCAATACGCAGTCAACCGCCACGATACCCATCCACGCCTTCGCGAGGAATAGTCCCAGAATCGGTATCCAGACCCATCTCCATTTCCCGTGGCGCAGGAATGCCGGAAGCGATACGGCGAGCAGGCAGGATGTATCGTCTTGGTTGCCCGTTATTCCGGAGAGCTGCGGGCCGATAAATGGATAGTGGATGCCGGATAATTGTAGCACCTGAAATCCGACGCAGACGGTAGCGACCAGCATAATGAAATCGTACATGGCATCCTCGCGCCAGCCCTTGAGCTTAACCACGGCGATATAGAATACCGACAGGGCAAAGATGACATATTCCACGTTACGCGGGCCGCCAGTGAAAATCTGAAAGCACGCCCATAGGATGAGCGCGCCGATCAGCACGTCAATCTGAGCGAGGATGTAAATACCCGCCGCCGAGGTCATCAGGAATGTAAAACCAAGGATCGGCTGTAGACGCAGGTTCATGCCATTCGGCAGGATCAATAGCGTCGCGCCGAACAGCGCCAGGATTATCAGGCTGGTGATCAGCACGCCTGCCCCACGGTTACGCTGTTTCATAGACGCATCGATAGTATTCGCTTCCTTCGCCGCGTTCGGCGCCATCTTTGCCTGCCAGGATAATTCGCTCATCGCCGATTATTGCCCCACGCAGATGTAATTCACGGTGTCGGTCGCCGGGCTCAGCATATAAATATACGCAGTAGTCGGGGAAGCAATCGAAACCTTAAATCCCATACCGCCATTGAAAGCGTTTGTGTCCGTGACCGCGCAGAAATAATTAACGCTCGAAAACCCAAGTGAGGTTAGGGCAAACGAACTCGGGGTCCCGGATATCATAGTGCCGGTGCCAGCATAAATCTTCGGAATTACGCTCGCGGTCGTTGCTCCAGCTCCAAGATAGGTCGCCTGATAGAGCGGGTAGTAGCCAGCGTTCAGGAAATCGGCCACGTATTTGTTGGGTACGCTGATCGCGCCAGTGGCAACGACAGGCGTATAGGTATTGCCATCGCGGTCGATCACATAGCCGATACCGGACGGAACCACGAAGGTCACGTTGGCTACGGCAGGCATCGCCAGCGCAAAGCAGAGAATCAATGCTACGCTTAGAATTCTTATATACTTTTTCATTTTATGGTCTCCTTTTCAAAAGATGATTTGATTGTTATTCTTTTTCCTTCTCAACGTGCTTTATCGGCACATATCCGGCAGCCGTGAATTCATCCACCTGGTCAGGATTTGCCCTGATCTTTCCCTCATGGATGTGGATTTCTTGGTTGCCGATGAATACCCTGGCCACGCCGTCCGGGACGATGAAATGTGTGAAGTTCTTTTCCTTAGCCATTGAATTTACCTCCTTTTCTCAATTTCTCTTTGATTGCAGCGAGGCGCTTTTCTACCTCCTCGCGATTATGCGTCAGCCTTGCCGCCAAGCCTTTATCTTCCGTGGTGGCGACCAATGCTGCGTGCTGGTTTGCCATATACGTGAACATACCCATACCCTCTGCAAACATCAGCTCGGTGAAGGCCCAGACGAGCGCGTCCATGCGGTCAGGGCTGTCCTTACTGGTCAGGGGGTTGTAGTCGCACATCTGATCTTCCATGATCGGGAACGACCCGACGTGGTGGATCTTGCCCTGCTCGTAGAGCGCGGAGATCGGCTCAGCCCGGACGATCTTGCCCCGGCTGGCATGAACGGCCTTATAGGGGGCAGAAGCGTCAGAGGCTTTAATGACGAATTCAACCATCTCGCCGCCGTTGTTGGTCTCAGCGATGATCCGGTCAGCGCCGAATTTCAGGTAAGCATTGACAGCGGCACGTCCCCACTCCTCCGGCTTCGCAATGAATGAATAGTCGGCCAGGACATATCCGTGGCCATCGGTACCGACGCCTGCCACCACAATCCCGGCCTCGTCGGATTCACGGACGTTGTCGCCTTTATTTTCTGTTGATTTTTTCTTGCTGCTGGCCGGGGGGTCGATGGCTACAACAATGCGACGCATGGCTGGTGCTGTCTGCACACGATGATCATCGATCATGCCCATATTCCACAGAGCACCGGGATTATCTTCGAGCAGCTCGCCGTTGATCTCCTGACGGCCAAGGCGCGTGCCTTCATAGCGGCTGATGATCTGGGAGAAAAATGAGGGTGCGAGATTGTCGCGGTTGTCGTAGGTGCTGCCGCCGGTCCTCACGGTGGAGGGCAGCTTGCGGATCTGTTTGATCAGTTTCGTTGGACGAGGGGTAGTAGTGGCGACGCATTGTGGGTTATCGCCAATCCGGAGGCCGAACATGAGCATGTCCCATGCTTCGGGATATTTCCATGCGGCTACTTCGTCGGCCCAGGCTTTTTCGCATTGTGGACCCCTGAGGCTTTCGGGCTCATCGGCAGAGAACGTTTCAGCGGTGCAACCATTCGGCCAGGTCAACTTTCGCAGTGAGGGCTTCCAGGATGGCCGACACCAGGGCGGGCAGATATTAAGTAATCCTGATTCGCCTTCGATCATTACGTCGCGAACGTCGGCTGCTGTACGGGCCACAAGGTGCATTCTACCTACAACCCCGCTCTCAGCCCAGCCACGAATCCACTCTGCCCCTGTACGGCTCTTGCCGTAGCCACGGCCAGCCTCTACCAGCCACGTTGACCACGGATCTGGCGGGGTAATCTGCGCATCCCGCGCATACAGCGACCAGTCATAAAGCAGGGCAGCAGCGTCAAGGTCACTTAGACCGCTTATCGCTTCCACTCGCTCCTCGTCGTTTAGCAATAGCATTGACTCGATCAGCGAGCTTCTGCTTTGATCCTGTGATGTTGAGGTCAAGTTTTCCATTCAGGTCAACCTTTGTCGGCTTCTTCATGCCATGGAGACAAAGCCCCATATCCACGGCGTCCAGCTTGTCGTGCAGCGTGAATTTTACAGTCGAGGTTTTATAAATCCTCTCACCGTCCTTTGATTCCGTAATAATGGTTTTTTCTTCGAGGGATTTAATCGCCCGTCTTTTCTTGCCCTGATCTGTAAATGTCTTAAATTGAATCTCTCCACCCTCGGCTATCTCCACATGGTTTGCTACATCAGAAAATGCTATGAGTTTAATTTCTTTGATTAACTTGCGAGGGGTAAGCCCCTCTTTACTGGCAAGTGCAGAGAAGCAAGGCGTGGTAGATTTATTCAGTTCATCAACGCTGACAGGCATAATGTCCCTCATTTTGCGTTGATGTTATTACGATTTAAAAAGGATTGCTAAATTCGCACCAGAAGGTAGTGACAGAAGGTAGTGACAGAAGGTCGCACCAAAAGGTAGTATTTTTTATTATTTTAAATTATTTCTCCTTTTGAGCCTTTGATGCCTGTCCATGCTCTCAGGCGTGATGGGAAGTGATGCACGATGCGCTTATTGTGACGATTTCTGCGATAGAAAATAACCCCTGAATCTTGCAGCTCCTGTTTCATACGTATAGCGGTCGCCTTATGGCATCCAAGGCTTTTTGCTATCGCGCTCCAGTAAGGTACCGCAACATCAAGATCATTAGCCATTATCACTCCTCCGGTAATAAGATTCGTCCGGTTTAGCCGCCATCAATTCGGCAACGCTTGTAAATTCTCCCGGCTTCTTAAATTCAGCCGCCCTTCCCTCGTGGTCCCTGGCATTATATTTCCCGTCCTCAATTTTCAGTGCCGCTTCCAGATAGGCTTTCGGCTTATCGACTTTGACTCCTGATTTGAGTTGTTTTATAAGTGAATTAAGGCAATGCTGTATTGCTTCTGGATGTCTGTTTGAAATATGGCTTTCCACGAATAGAGTTATTTGACGTAAATATCTTGTGTCCTGGATGTTTTCTGTAAATTCATCCATGACGATTTTATAGTTTTTAAAAAAGGCTTCTTTTTGAGCGTTGCCATTTGAGTTATCAACAGGCGATGATTCTTGCCGGACTTCTGCCGGAGTTTCCTTAGCTTCTCTTAACTTAACTTCTCTTATATTAGGGGGGAGTTCTGCCGGAGTTTCGCCGGAGTCCTGCCGGACTTTATCCGCAGATGGTGGTGGTATCCGTGACGCTGCTTCTCTATCCTTGCGTAAATTCTTCTGATTATCCTCAAAATTCGTAATTTGTAGATATTGTTTTGAA